CTATCTGGCAGATTGTGACGGTCGCCAAACAACAAGAGATCTGGCAAATAAATGCCGACAACCCGAAAAGGCCTAGCGACTTGCGTATACACCCACAGGACTAGGCTCAGTCCCTTCTAGGCGATACAGACGGGAAAGCCACGCAGCACAAGGGCTGCGCAGCAACAAGGAAAGGACAAGCAAAAGCGCAGAGACAGAGTCTCTGTAAAGGATGGCGCTGCGCGCTGTTTGTTTGTGTACCTTTGTACTTTAGACCTATTGTACAAAGGTACATTTGTACGTATATTGAGGCCCTCACCCACTGCGAGGCCTACAACATGGCGGCAAGAATCTGGACATTTCAGAATCAAAAGGGCGGCACCACAAAGACCACTAGCGCGACGAATATCGCCGCCTGCCTGGCCACGGTGCACAAAAAGAACGTGCTCCTGATCGACCTGGACGGCACGCAAGGATCGGCCACCGACTGGGCTGGCGCCCGCTCTGACGATGCCGTACCAGTCCCCTGCGTAATCATGCGCGAGACAATAAAGCGTGACCTCCCGCGAATTTCCTCGGGCTATGACTACGTCATTATCGACGGCATTCCGAAGATCACCCCCCTAACCTCTGACGCAGTGAAAATCTCCGACCTGGTCATCATCCCTGTGCAGCCAAGCCAGTACGATATTTGGGCCACCCGAGACATGGTGCAGCTCGTCAAGGATCGACAAGAGGTTACCGACGGCTTTCCGAAAGCTGTCCTGCTGGTCGCCAGAGCCATCAGAAATACGATCATCGAGAGAACCGCGACAGAAGCCCTGCACGGCTACGGGCTACCGGTGCTCAACGCCAAAACATATCAGAGCGTCTCGTACACAAACGGAATCGCCGAGGGGCTCAGTGTGTTTGACCTCCCTGCAGGTGACGGCGCCCGAGACGACATCGAGGCCGTGACCCTCGAGCTAATGGAGATGGATAAATGAGCAAGCCAGCCCCGAAAATCACCCTCGACCGCCCAAGCCGCCCGAGCAACGCACCAGACGAGGCGCACCTCGAAAAAGCTCGGCGAGCAGTAGTCACCGAATCAACCGAAGAAAAGCAGCTGAAAGCCATCGTTCCGCTCAAATACCACCGAGGCACGAACGATATTAAAAGCATGTCGACCGACAACGTCCCGGTGAAATACCTAATCCTGGAAGCGCTCGACGACCTGTTCAAGAAGTACGAGCAAGGGAAGGGACATTACAACGTCGAAGACCAGGCCGAGCTAAAGCGCCGCCTTGAATCTTTGAAGTAAGAAAGGAGCCCGGTAGCGGTTGCACCCGCCACCAGGCAAGACAGATAACCGAGAGGGGTTAACCATGTCCAAGCACGACTATAACACGGCGCGCAGCCTATCCCTGCGCGAAGCTGCAGACCCAGCCAACCGCGCCAAAGCTCGCGCCTACCTCGAGCAAGAATGCTGCCTGATCGCGCTGCACGGCTTCCTACGCATGATCGGAGAAAAAGCATGAGCATCCGCGAAAACGTATCGTCAGCCATCGAACCCGAAGACCGCGGCCGCGTAAAGGCCGTCGCCGTCGCCGTCCTCGAGCGCGAGGGATTCATAGTTGCCGACGAGCTCCTCGACAAGATCATCGCCGGCGAGGCGAGCGAACTCACCTACCGCCAGTCAGCACGCGCCAGTGGCGCCATTGAGCTGGCCGCCTGCATCGTCAACTACCTGCGCGAGGATCTCGAGCCAGTGCTCGACCAGGCACAGCAAAACCTTGCGCTCCTGCAGGCCCTGCAGCGGGAGGCCGGCCAATGAAGCGCAGCAACGACCCTACCGGCCTGCAGATCCTTTTTATCGGCGTGGTAGCAATCGCCATGGGCCTACACGCCATCGGCATGTTCATTTATCGCGTCTACACCCAGCGCACGGACGACAAGCAACTCGACCAGGACGACCAAGCATGAAAAACCTACGACTCAGCGGACTCCTGCTCGCCCTGGCGCTTGCCGGCGCCATCCAGCCAGCCACCGCCCGCGACTGCGATATCGACCGCGACGGGCGCACTGACGCGACGTGCGGCGGCCCTGATCGGGACCTCGACAACGACAACCGCACGGACGCGCGATTCGGCGGCAGCGATCGCGATCTCGACAACGACGGCCGCACCGACGCCCGGTTCGGCGGCAGCGATCGCGACCGCGACAATGACGGCCGAACCGACGCCACATTCGGCGGCCCCGACCGCGATCTCGACAACGACGACCGCACCGATGCGCAGTTCGGCGGCCCCGACCGACGCAGAGGGGAGTGATATGGCCATCACCATCAACGTTCGCCAGAGTACCGGCGCCTACCAGGCGCGAGCGATGCGCCTCGGCGTCACCGCCAGCAGCGCCGAAGGCCCCAAGGCCGCCGCCATAGCCGTGTGCCGAAAACTCGGCGCTGACCCCGCCCTCCTCGAGGAGGGAAAGAGCGAGCCACAAGTCACGACGTTTACGCACCCACACGAACCACGCAACGAGCCGCAGCCATGAATAAAGCACGCCGCGCCCAGCTTATCGAAGCATCCCATCAGATCCGTGATCTGCTCGAGCAGATCCAGTCCCTGCAGGAGGAGGAGCAAGAAGCGTTCGACAACTTACCCGAGAGCTTCCAGCGATCCGAGCTCGGCAGCGAGTCCGAGCAAGCAGCCGCGCGATTAAGCGACGCTCGCGACGCGCTCGAGGAAGCACTCAGCGCCGTTGAAGACGCATCAAGCTAAACGATGTAGCCCACCCCACAAGCCCGCCCACTCGGCGGGCTTTTTGCTACCCTGCGCGCCTCAACCGAACGGAGATCCGCGCAGCATGAAAGCAAAGCCCATCATTATTGGCGTCGCCGCCGTCGCCCTAGTGGCGATCCTGATAAACGACCTGGTCAAGAAGGACGCGCACGCGCTCGAGCGCGTCAGCGATCGGGTAGGGCTCGCGGTCGACTGCAAAATCAAGAAGCAGGACGGAGATCGGTGGGGCGTATGCCGGTACAAAAACGGCGCGCCGGCCAGCGTCTGGCTCGACCGAGCGGGAACATGGTTCGCCGCCAACGGGAACGCGATCGGCGTTGTCGACAAGCTGGCCAACGTCAACGACCTGCAGAATCTGCCCGCCGTCATGCGCGATTACGTGTCGCCGCCGATCATGCCGGCGGATCTGCTCGAGCAGTAACGCAGGAACGAGAAAAGCCCCCACCGCCGCGAGGCAGTGGGGGCTTTTTATTGCTCAGTTATGCGACCGGCAGCGTCGCCGAGATCGAGCAGCGGTAACTCTGCTGACGACTCCCGGTAGCCGTCACCTGGTCAATTGACCACTGACCGCGCATGAATGACGGCCAAGTGTCGTCGAGCTCGATCAGACCCTCGGCGCCGAGATCCGGATTCCCAGGGCAGTCGATGCGGATTTTCTTTTCGCCTCGCTTGATCTTGCGCGCCATACCCTCGCCCGCGTCCTTTGCCTCGGCCTCGTTCTGATAGCGCTGCGTCACCTTCTTGAACGGCGCCGATCCCGTCTCGACTACGCATTCCTTGCCGCTGGCGCCGTCCCACCAAACCGTCTTGCAGCCCTTGAACTTAACGCGACTTTCCTCGTCGAGCTCAGCATTGATAAACGACCGATCATTCGGAGAATTGCCCTTTGTGACCGACAGCGTCACGACCGGCAGCGTCTTACCCGACAGCGATTTCACCTCGCCGCGCTTAGCCATGACATAGAGCTCGTTTACCGGCTTCGTTACGGCGTCGTACACCTTCGCAACACGGGTCAGAAAACCCATATCTGTCTCATTCGACTGATCCAGGTGTTCGATTACCTTTGCATCAAGGTCGGCCGAGATCCTCGGCGAAAACCCGTGCTTACTGGCCAGCTCGCGAAAAATCGCGCCGAGCGTGGTCGGCCCGTAGCTGGCCGATCGGCGCTCTTTGAACTTCGTCTCGTCCGCCACCTTGAAGGGCACGGCCGTAGCGATGATCTTGAGCAGCGGCGGGAACAGCTGAGGCTGACAGCGCGTGATATTGAACTCGCCTTTATCGACGAGGCCCGATTCGTGATAGCCAACCAGGAGCCCGATTTTCCCCTCGAAGCTGGGCATGCCCTCGAGGTCGTCGATTCGAACCGTCAGCTTCAACGTGTCCGACTTCACCCCCGAGGCGTCGACATGCTCCCAATCGACCAGGTGCGTATTGATAAGCGCCGCGTTGGCGCCCGTGATCTGTACTGCAGGCGTAAACCCCAGCGCCATAAATCCCCCTCAATCCCACGCCGTAACCGGCTTGACCGGCGCCGGCCTTTCGGCCAGCTCCGGCAAATTCACCCACATATCACTCGGCAGCGCCGGCCCCAGCTCAGCAAGGCCCGGGTTTACCAGCCATAACGCCTCCTCGGCCGAGTCGTCAGACCGGCCGAGCTCGCGATAAAGCAACAGGTTCGCGGTGTCGCCCGCAATCGTTCGCACTCTGCGCATCAGAAGAACTCCGAAAGTTCGAGCGACCACTCGAGGAGCGTCGTCGTACCGTCATCGAGCACGCGTTTCTGCCCCTCGTTGACGCCGTCAATCCGCCAGCGGCCCAACACCCGGCCGACGCCATCGATCAGCACATACGGCACGCGAGCGTTAGCCATGGCGCGCAGCTCGTCGAGCTTAGCCATGCCCTCGGCCCACTGAGCCTTCCCATTGAGCCGGATCTCCTCGAGGCCCTGCCCGGTCTGGTGCGACCGGGGCTTACTGCTGATTATGTCCAGGCTGACCCAGCCGCCCGTTGTCTTGCGATCAAGCGTCTCATACGGAAAACCGCTCGAGAGGCCGAAGACGAACCCCCCGAGCGCCATTTGCTGCGACATCGTCAATCACTCCCATCTGTCAGCGAGGCACCGCGACGCTGCCCCAATGGATCGCCGCCCAGCATCGGCAACAATTCAGCCTTGAGGCGCGCCATCAGCTCGTCACCCATGCGCTTGTCATAAGCAGGGTCACCGCTTGGCTGCATCGTGATCGACGGCGAGAAAGTGATCGGCGCCTTGCTTTCGACCGCGCTCTGCGCGACGTCCTTGGCCACCTCGTCAGGGGCGCTCAGGCGATCGAATAAGGAGCCAAGTTTTTCCCCCAGCCAATCCCCAATCTCTCCACCAGCCAGGCTACCGCCAAGCCCACCGGCAGCCGCACCAATTGCAGCCCCAACGACCGGGATCGGGATCAGCACCTGCCCGATAGCGGCACCCGCCAGCGCACCACCCCAGCCGCCCGCTGCACTACCAGCCATTCCGCCGACCGCGCCACCGATCTCCTTTGAATCCCCGCCCTCGACCGCGCTTGCAACATCCATCGCGCCGGCAGCGAGCGCCAACGGAAGCGCCACCCGACCAGCCCATTTCGAGGCTGTCCCAGCGCCCTCAAAAGCAGACGCAGCCTTACCAAGAAAGCCAGGAGCACGCTCAGCTGCAGCGGCGCCCTTTGCGACAACCCCCGCGCCCTCAGCTGCAGCAGCACCCTTCGCAACAGCTGCACCAGGCGCACCAGGCACAGACGCAGCCGGAAGAGACGGCACACCCGGACCAGTTTTACCCCCCGCAGCCACAGGGTTTTTCGACACAAGCGGCGCGCGCGGCTGGCCAGATCCCGGCGCCGCCGGCACAAGCTTTTTCAGCCCGCCGCCGCGCCCCTTGCCGCCCCTTTTACGCCGCCCCCCATCACCGCCACCGCCACCACCTGACGAGCCCAGACGCCCCAGCGTGGAGTTTAAGCGCGCAACAGCCAGATCAGCCTGGCGGGCCGTGCGTGCGGTACTGGCGTCGAGCCTCGCCCTGGCCAAAGCCCCGGCATTCCCGCCCTGACCCAGCATCAGGCCGGCATATTTGATGCCGATCGTTGCCGCCTTGAACGCAACAAAACCACCGGCCGCGATCGCCAGAGCCGACGTGATGTTCGGGAATTTTTCAGCGAGATTGCTCAGCCCGTCAGCCAGCCAGCCGAGCTTCGGCAGAATGAAGTCGACCGCCGGCAACATAGCGTTGCCGATAACCGTCGATAGACGCGTCATCTGCGCAGTGAAAGCGTTCCAGCCGGTTCGCGAGGTGTTGGCCACCCCGGCCGCCTCCTGCATCATCGAGCCGTTTTCGCCCAGGACGGACGTCGCATATTTCGACTTATCGCCGACCATGTTAAACGCACGATCGACTTCGCCCAGGTTCAACAGCAGCGGCTGGATCGCGCCGATCGACTCCGAACCGAAAAGCTGAGTGGCCAGCGCCGCCTGCTTTTCTTCCGGCTGCTCTTTGAGCTCCTGCAGAACGCGCATGATCGTCTCAGGCGCGTTTTTCTGCATGTCGACGGCCAGATCCTCAGGATCAAACCCGAGATCCTTCCACGCCTCTTTCTGACCCTTTGTCGCCGCCTCGCCCTTAGTCAGGGCCGCTAGGAAGTTCTTGAAGCCGGTACCGGCGATTTCCTTTTCGGTGCCCGGGTTGAGGAACGCCGCCGACAGCGCGGCGTTTTGCTCAGGCGTCAAGCCCGACGCCTTACCCACGGCGCCGTAACGCTTGACCACGCCGGCAATGTCGGCTGACTTGGCGTTGAAGTTGTTGCCCAGGTAGTTTATGGAGTCAGCCAGATCTAGCGTCTGCTCGCGATTGAGCATCATGGACGCCCGCCAGCCGGCTTGGGTTTCGCCGGAGTCCTGCGCACTCATATCAAAGGCCGTGCCCATGATCGCCGCGTCGCGCGTGAACTCAACAACCGCCTTCTGTTTCTCAACCTGGTCGACGTTGCCCGAGGCGTCTTTCTTGTCATTACCAATGCCGGATTGACCAGCGGCATACTCGATCTTCGCGAGGTCTACAGCCGTCATCCCTGACGAGGCGATCAGGCGATCGCTCGCCATCTTCAAGTTCTCTGAGGCCATGGCCTCCTTTTGACCAGGAGCGAAGTCAATCACCTTGCCAACGTCGGCCATGGCCGACTGCATATCCATCGCCTGGTTGATTGGCCGCGTGGCCAGGTAACCAATGGCCGCCGTTTCCATCGCCTGGCCGCGCAGATCCGCGCGCTTGGCCTGGTTCGCGTCCATCTTGGCCTGCGCACGGCTGACCGCCTCAAGTCGCGCCTTTTGAGCTGCCAACGCCGCGTTGGCCGACTTCGTCGACGCCTCGAGGCGCTTCTGCTCGCTGGCCATCTTCCCGGTGTCCACACCGGCCGCAGTCAACACCGCCCGCAGGCGCTGCAGCTCGTTGCGCTCACCGCGTGACGCCGCCTCGAGCGTGCGGACACTGGCGGTCGCTTTGTCGCTCGACGTATCGAGCTTGCGAACCTCAGCGGTCGCCGAATTGAGCTCGCGCTGCAGACGACTAACCTCTGCGCGACCCGTCCGCATTTGCCCAGCCGTTGCGGCTCCTGAGGCCTCGAGCGTCCTAAGGGAGGTCGACGCCTGGTCAACCTCCAGCTTGAGTTTTTCCACCCGCTCGGCGCCGGCCTTCTGCTCGCGATTGAGCCGAACCTGCTCAACCCGGGCAAGCTGCAGCGCTGCCCCTGTCTTCGTGACTTTATCGGTCAGAGCGACGTACCCGTCAGCTGACCGGGCGACGCGGTTGAGCTTCTCCAGCTCCGCGCGCTGGCTCTTTATGTCCTCCTCGAGCTCGTTACCCTTTTTCTTGAAATCGCCGAACGTGCTCGAGTACGCATCGACCGCCGCCAGGCGTAGCGAAAACTTTGATTCAGCCATGCGCTACCTCTTTTTTGCACCCAGCTGCGCGATCGCCAGCTCGTAACGACGCAGAGCCTTGCCGGCGCTCCATTCCAGTATTTCCGCCTCGCTTACGTGGTAAACGAGGGGCACGATGTCGAGGATTACGTCGATGTCGCGGACTGAAAGAAGGCACCCGGTTTGTTCAAAAAATCGTTGAGGCGCTCCTGCAGGTGCGACCAGTCAGGCAGGCTCAGGCTCTGCACGTCCGGAACGGACAAGCCGACGCAGTGCGCCGTGACGAAGTCCGCGCGATCGTTGGCCGTCTTGAGCTTGCGCATCATCTTCGAGACCTTCATCGCCGGCACTTCGATCTGCAGGCGATCGACAATCTTCGGAACGCCCTCTACAAAGGCACGGATCGGCACCAGGAGCGCGAAGTCGTCCGGACTTTCCGGGGCAACGCCCGTAAAGAATGACGGCGGCATTTTGATGTAGTTGTAAACCCGCTCTACCAGGCTCACGTAATCGGGCTGCTTGAGCTGCTCGAGCACGCTCGGCGGTAAGCCCGTGGCCACCTCGACCAACGCCTCGAACTGCGCGTCGTCATCCTTGCCAGCCTTGGCCAGCGCGGCGCGGTGCTCCGCGACACTGATCGGACGCAGCGCGATCTCATGCAGCTTCTCGCCGCCGTCCAGGACGACCGGAAAAGTCAGCGCGTGCGGTGGCATTTTCCAGGGCTCGCCCTGGTCGTTTTGCAGTTCGATAGACATATTCACTTTTCCTTGAGGCAACAAAAAACCGCCCGAAGGCGGCTCATTGAATGGGGCAGAATTAGGACTGCAGCGTCAGGCGACGGGCGCCCTTGAGGTAGTCGACGCCGTTGATGATGCAGACCTGCGTGCGCGTATCGATGCTGATAACCGGTACGCCATTTTCGGTGCGGGTGTAGCTGCGCAGGGAGATCTCCAGCGTGGTGATCGGCTTGTCGCCCATTTTCAGCTGCTTGTCTTCCTGCTTTTTCAGCTTGCCGGCGCAGATGTGATAGGCAAACCACTCGTTGCCGTCCTGATCCTCGCCGGCCTCCTGCACGGTCAGCAGCACCATATCGCCGCCGGCAACGCCCAAGGCGGTAAAGATCGGCAGGCCGACGCCCTGCAGAGTGATTTTCGCCGTTAGCGCCTTCATTCCGGTCGCCATTTCTTCGGCGATGAAGCGGCCGCCCTTCATTTCCTCGACGTCGAACTCGATCGGCGGCGGGTCGAAGTCGTCGATTGTCGCCATCAGCGGCAGACCCTGCAGGGTTGCCGTCATCGCCTGTCTTACGCGGTTAGTGAACATTAGAGAACATCCTCCAGGAATTCTTCGATGATGGCGTCGCTGGCGTTGAGCTGATAAATCATGTGCTCGTTGGGCGCGTAGCGGCCGTATTCAATGCACACGTACCAGGTGCCGTTTTTGTACTTCTCGACGGTGTTGAGCTCAGGGTGCAAATACACCTTGCCGCCCGGAATGACCTCGGACGCGACCAGATCCTGCATAAACGCATTCACCCGATCGACTTCCTGTTCCATCGCACGCTTAGTCAGGTTCTTGGACATGACTTTCTGCGCGCCCTTGATGAGCTTGCGCGAGATCGCGTCCTCGAGGCCGACGTAGCTGATGAATTTGCCAGTGATCGAGCGGTTACCGATCAGCGAGAAACCGCCGAGGATGGTTCGGGCGTAGTAGCTGACGCCGTAGCGGTTGAGCAGGTCGCCATCGGTCGACTTGTCGATAATGTTGTACTCGACAGTGCGCGAAACGTCGGCCGCAAAAGTCACCTGGTTACCAGGGCTTTCCCATTGCTTGACCTTGCCCAGGGCCGCGATCGCCAGACTCGAAGGCGGCAGGAAAACGTTAGCCTTCGCAGCCTTCGAATAGACCGCCGGCATTTGGTGAATTACCAGGCAGCGGTCATAACCCAACTCTGCGCCGCCGATCGACTGACTGTTCAGCACCTGGCCAGCGACAGGAACATCCTTACCATCCAGCACCACACGCGCCCGCAGGCGCTTGCCCAGCGATGCCAGCTCGCTATGCACGGACTGTTCGGACGAAAAACCCGGGGCGCCGATGATCGTCAGATCTTCCTGCGCAGTCGACAGCGCCGCCATACCCTGCAGCTGGCCAGACTCCGGATCAACGCCGCCAATGACATTGTTTCGGGTGTCTGCAGGCGTCGCGCCCTCCTCCACAACGACGACGTAAATCGGGATTTTGACGACCTTGAGGATATTTTTAACCGTCAGATACAGCGTGCCCGCCTCGGCGCCGGTCGTGTCGAGCATTTCGGCCTGCAGCTGACCACTGATGCGAAACGGCGCATTCAGCGGAACGCCGGCCGCCCGGTTTGGCGCAGTGCCAACGAGGCCGATAACGTTATCGCCGATCCCGCCCATCGCCTCGGGGGATTCGGTCGTCTCGATCGAGATCCCGTTGTGTTCGAAGTTCGTTACTTCAGCCATCTTTACTCAGCCTTTGCAGTGGGTTTTTTAGCGGTCGGCGCCGGCACTGCAGGAGCAGCCTCGGCTTGGATCAGCGCGGTTTCTTGAAGGCGGCCAGCCGTTACCAGGGCGTGCGCCTGGACGTCGAGCAGGTCGACCGTGGAGCCCTTGACGGAGTAGTGACCGCCGCCAGTCGGGTAAGGAATCAGAACGGTGTATTTTTTGCGGTTGGCCATGCGGAGATCTCCAGGCACAAAAAAAGCCGCAGCGCGACTTTCGGATGGTTGTCAGAAAAGAAAACGCCCCGTCAGTGCGGGGCGTCTATTGGACTTGCTCGATCAACCAGGGCGGCGCGATCGGGCGGTGCTCGGCGAGCGGGAATTGCGACCCTTGCGGCCAGTCGCGCAACTGTCGGCGATAGGCCTGCAGCTCGGCGTATTGATCGGCCGTGAGCGAGGTTGCGCCGCCCTCCTCGATCTCGTCGCGGTGACGGGAAACCAGCGGATCAGTCAGCGCCAATTGCAAATCACGCCAAGCACGCTCAGCGGTTGCAAGCCCGTCAGCATCGAGCGGCGGCGGATCGATCAAAACCGGCTGGCCGTCAGGCCGGGACGACATCATTTTTGGACTGGTCGACAGCTCATTGAGCAGCGATTGCCAAACGCTTTCCGACACCTCGACCACGTCCGCCGGCATGTTCCCGCCATGGATCTCAGGGCGATAAGCCCCACACATGGACGGACTGAAAAATACAATTTTGTCCACGTTCAATTCCCCAAAGCCCGCCAGAAAACTTGCCACCCAGCCGAAGCAGCGCCGGCCGCGTTCTGTACGCGAAGCTTGCAACCGGCCATCGTGTAGTTGGTATCCATCACCGCGTGCATCAAGGCCGACGATCCAAAGTGCATTGGCGTGACATTGCGCACCCCATTGGGGAACGGGATAGGGTATGTAACGTAAACATAGCCGTTCGCATCCGTTACGCCGACGCCCCACTGCTCGATAAGTCCATCAGGCCGCTTTGCGTAGCCGATGTTCGATAGACTCGAAGCGAATGCTGCTGAGTGTCGCAACGCCACTGTTCCGGCAATCAG